CAGATTGTGCTGGCCTTGGCTCCGGACGCGGCTATGCCGAGAATGCCAAGTGCCGCGCCCGAAGTTCCTTTGCCCATAGGATCAGCTTCCGTTTCTTGCCTTGCTTCTCAAATACCGCTCGTGCCGTTTCCGCGAAACCTCGCTACTCTGCCGCTCCGCGTAAGCGTGGCTGCAAGGGCGCCAGGTGTCGCCTTCCAGAATTCGCCCCTCGCGTTCCACGGCATCCATGAACGCCACATACCGCTCGCGCTGCTCATCGGTGAGGCACGTGCCAAGCCCCAACTCCAAGAGGCCAACGCGCGCGGTCGCGGTCATCGGAACAGTTTCCGTTATTCAAAATAAACCAGGTCGCGGAACCTATACCCGCACACGGCCTGCTCTCGCCAATGACCCGAGAGGGCGTGCTCCACGACCTTCTTGGCGGTTGCGTCGGCGTGGATCACATACGGCACGTCGCCCACGAATTGCGAGACCAGCCCAACGTGAAAGGGATGCGGGCAGGGCTTGAGGTGGAAGAGAACCACGTCGGCGAGCCTCAGTTCGTCCACCGGCACCCGGACACCCTCTTTCGCCAGTGCGCGCTCGAGCGAATCATCGTTAGGAGTGTTGCGGTAATTCAGGTGAAGCACTCGCATCCCGTCCACGGGGTTCCAGCCAGCGTGAAGCGCGGAGACGATCACGAGGCCCGTACAGTCGATGCCCAGGGCCGTTCGCCCCTGGTGCTGCCACGGAGCCCCGAGGAGGTCTCTCGCTTCCTTGACGACGCGGTGGGGGGATTGGATGGGCATTAGCCGGAAACCCTCACAACGCCATCGGGCCCAGGAATCGCCGGCTCTCCGGCGAAATACTTCCCGCTGGTAAAACACGCCTGCCAATCCTCGAACGTAACCGGCGGGCCAATCGTGACCACGCACGCATCCCCGGCCGTCATAGGCGTTGGCGTGCCGGGATCGTCCAGGATAGTCGCGCCCGCCGTTGGGTCCCACTGCTGGATGCCGTAGGTCCCGGCGTTGGCGCCGCTCGCAAAGGCGACCGTGCCGCCCACGAAGCGCCGCGCCGGAAAACCGGCTGTGGCGGAAAGTGTGATCTGCCGGTTGGGGTAGGTGCCCACGCTGCTCACTGTGGTGGAGAGTTGCGAGGCTTTGCCGTCCGGCGTGTTGGTGCTGGTGCCCGGCGTGAAGAACGCGAGGGCCGGATGGTCCCAGGTTCGCGCCCGGCTGATGCCGCTGGTCACGTCGCCCACGTCGAATTGCAGGCCCCATTTGAGGCCCCGGCATTTGAGCGTCGCCTTGGAACCCGCGTAGGTCGTCTCGCCGATGGTGCCCCGCATGAGTCCGCGGATAACCGTGTTGGTCCGCCAGTCGAACATGAGCAGGGTAAAGGGGGCGCTCTTGAGTTTGCCGGTCGCGATGTCAAGCGCGGGGAGCCAAGAGCCGAGGGTCAGGTAGGACTCGAAGGTATCAAGGGCTGCGACCTTGAGATTCCATTCAAGGTTTGAGGTGCGGAGACTGCCGGCGGAGAGGTAGGTCGTGGCCGGAACGTCGATGGAGTTGATTGAGAAATCCGCGAGGTAGGAGTTGCGCCGGATGTTGGTGAAGGCGTAGACCGTGCCCTGGTTGCCCACAATGCGCAAGGCCAGCGCAAAGGCGGTGCTCTGGCTGGTCAGGAAGGCGAGTTGCGGGGAGGTGAGGGAGGAGGGCATGGCGGGTCAGGTTCCGGTTTGGTCGGGAAGAAACTCAAAGATCAGCAAATTCCGCTTCTTGGTGACGCCGCATTGACGCCACCCGGCCATCTTGAAACAAAAGCCCGGGTTCGCGCTTACCACCGCGCGAGGGTTCACGTAGGTGTAAAGACGATCACCGGGCCAACGCTCCTTTGCAAGTTCCACGGCCGCGCGGATGAGTTCGCTTGACGTTCCCGCGCCTTCGTTTCGGAAGATGGCACAATTGACGCCCTCCTGGTGATCCATGGATCGGAACTTCCTCCATGCGAATAGCGCGCGCCCACACGGGGTCATGAGAACCATCTTCTCACCGGGCCCTATGAAGAGTTTAGGTTTGCGGCCATCCGCATAGATGTACCGGGAATAATGCTTGTCGAAGAGAGCCCTCGCGTGAGGATTCCCGTCCCGCACGGAGAGCCAAGTAATTCCTGGCATCGACTGAAATAGGCTCTCTTGCATGGAATCAAACCTCCAACTGCTCTTCCAACCTCAAATCCAACGCATCAATAATCCCGTCCGGCGTGAATTCGAATTGCAGCCCGTTCTCCTGGAAGATCATCGGCCGGTAAAACGTCCCGGTCCAGGTGCCAGCTTCCGTTATCCCGGTCACGATCCCGGTCGCGGGGTCCAGCGTACCCGCGTTCACCGTCACGTCATTTGGCCGGGTAATCGGATGGTCGTAGGTAAGCCCCTGATTCGTGTACCGCTTGAACAGCCGCCACGTGCCGTTGAGTTCCAGGATCATGCCTGAACCGTTCTTGTCGGAATCCGCGTTGTCAATCGGGTCCGTCACAAGGAACCCGCAGCCCTTCGAGACCAGGAAGAACGAATAGAGGTCATCGAAGCTGATGCCCTCGGCCGTCTCGTAATCGCTCCGGCGGTAGCTCGCGGCAATGGTGAAGATCGCGTAGGGGTCGTTATCCTGCAGAACCCAATTGCCTATCTTGCCCTGCCGGGTCAGGTCGGCGGTGGGGATACCCACCATTTTGATCCAGCCGGTCGGGAGTTCGATGTCGAGGATTGTGGCCATAGGGGCAGCTTCCGGTTTCTATTTTACATCCCCTGCGGGCCGATGGCTCCGGCACCCGAAGCGCCAGGGCCGAAGAAGTTGCCAATCGACTGTTCACCCGAGGGCGCGGACAGCGAGCCGAGCCCTCCCAGGCTCGAGGCCGTGCCGCCGGTCACCGTCGTGGATGCGCTAGTTATCTTTGTGCTGGGCGAAGTGATGTTGAGCGTACCTACATTGATGGTTTTTCCGGCCAGGGCGGTTTCTATGGGGTTCGCTCCGGCGTTGGCACCAAGGGCGCTCGTGGGCGCGAGCCCGGTTTGGCTCAAAGTCCCCGGACCAAGGGGATTGTGAAACTTATCGAAGTAGGTTCCGGCGGTCCCCAGGAAATTCGAAGTCGTGTCGGGCCGAGACGGGTCAACCGCGGGGAAGGTGAGCTTTTCGGGCGCCGCCGGGTGCGCCTTCGCATGATGTCCGAACAGCGAGTTAAAGATGCCTTGCCCCTCATCCAGCAATCCCCCCTGCTTTTTGTCCGTCGCCCCCTTCCCAAGCAAGCTGTTTGTCAGGAAGCTCGAAACCTCCGACAGCGCTTCGTCCTTCAAATCCTCCTCGAACTTGCGCCAGCCGGATTGAAGGCCCTTGTTCATCGCGTCGTCAATGATCGACTCAAAGTCGGCGCCGACGGCGCGGAGGCGCTGCAATGAATCCTGCTGGCTGGCTCCGGCGCGCTGCGCGGCTTCGGTGGACTCGCGTGCCGCCTTCTCCCCAGAAGTCTCCGGCTTGGCGTCCGGGAGCGCGCGGAGGGCGTCCTGATACGCTAGTTCAATGCTGAGCCGTTGCTGTGCCGTGGTGGCGAGTTCGAGCTGCATTTGCTTCTGGGTTTCGAGTGCCTGGTTCTGGTAATCGTGGATCTTCGAGCGCTCTTCCTCGGCCTCCTTGTTCCGCTCCTCGGCGTCGTATTCGTCCATATAGAAGGCGAGGCGCGCTTTCTGTTGCTCAGTGGTGAGCCCCGGATCGGCGGCGAGTTTGGCGCTCTCGGCATCCGAAGCGGCATTGCGGCGCCCGGCCAGGTCGTTCTGCGGAAGCGCGTCGATCCCGAGTTCGGCCATGCGGGCGGCGTGTTCCTTGGCGGCTTGGGTATCGCTATCGAAGCTACTAATCTGGTCGCGGCCGAACTGTCCGATCTGCACTTGGTTCGCGGCGTCATCGGCCTGGGCGAGCATATCCGCCGTGGGCGTGGTGACGTGGGCCGCGTCCATCAGCGACTTGAGAGTTTCGCGGTAAGCCTTCTCTTGCTCGACAATTTCCTTGCGCTTCGTGGCGTTGGCCATGCCCTTGGCGATCAGTCCGGCTTCGAAGTCCAAGAGATCGTTCTCCTGGTTGTCTTGCTCGGTGCGCTTCCCAATGCCGGTTTGGGCGTCGGCAGTTTGGCCGGCATCGTACTTCCCCATGGTAGCCGCGACGTCCGCCTGTACGTGCCCCTGGGCCGCCGTGTAGACCTGAGCGGCGAGCGAAGTGTGCCCGGCCGCCGCAAGAGCGTCAGCAGTATTAAATTCTCTCAAGTACCGGCCATGAGCTTCCATCTCCGCATTCGCCTGGGCGATGGCGCGGGTGTAGGTCGCCATATTGACAGCGGAGCCTTGGAGGAGCGATGCTCCGGCGGAAAGAGCCGCCGCCTTCTCTTGTTCACCCTTCACGAACTTTGCGGATTCGGCATCGGCACTTGATTGAGCGCCACCAACGGCCCCGGCTATCGCCTCGTTTTTGTCGGACTGGGGGGTGTAGAGGTCTTGAGACTGGTCAAAAAGCAGGGCGGAAATATCATCGTTCTTGCCCGCGAGAGCCGATTCCCGAAGAGTAGCCTTGAGTTTGGTTTCCGCCGCATGAGTAGCCTTTTGAACCGAGACCACGTAATCCACGCGGTTCGCCACGGCGCGAAGCGCGGTTGCATAATCGTCGTAGGCTACGCCCTTCTTGGCGGCATCGGCTTTCCACTTCGCGACTTGCTTCTCGTCAAGGAAGCTGTCCTGCACTTCCTCTCGCGCCTCTCCGGACTCGCCCGGCGCCAAGTCCATCGAGCTAAATTCCTTGCCCCAGCCGATCGGGAGCTTGCCCTGCAGGAGGTCTCCGTTAAAATCGGGCTCCCAGGGAGTTCGCCTCGGTTGAACACGGTTCGTGTCAATGATTGGTGTCGAGGCCACGCGCTGGCCGGCCGGAGTATTGGGATCCAGTGCGTCGGGCGAGACGACCCAGTCCGGCCAAACGGTGGGCGCATTGTGCGAACCGTACTGATCCAGAAACTTGCCGTCCGGACCAACGGCCATGGCGTGACCCGCGCCCGCGCCCGCCTCGCGCCCGGCGTAAAGCAAATCGCCCGGTGAAAGCGCTTGGCCGGTATAGGGAACGCCGACTCCAGCGGCTTTGAACCGCTCCATGGCTTGCGCGGCCGTGGCAGCTCCGGCAAAGATTTTATTGAATTCCGGTGTAATGCCCTGAACCGTTTCGCGAAGCAAGCGCTCGCAAAGGTGGGCATATTCGGCCGTACCGGCTTCCTGTTTGGCCTGGGCTGCCTTGGCGATGGCCTCCCCGATGGGACCGGAGGGGGTGCCGGCGTAAGCGTCCGCCGACTTCTTGGACGCGGCTTGGAGGGCTTCCTGTTGGCTCTGGAGGCTGTTCTGTTGCGCGGCCGAGGCGTTGTAAACCGTATTGACGCCCCATTGCCCCGTGTTCCACAGCGCGTTCATGCGCCCGGAGTAATTCAGTTCCTTGGAAGCCTGAGCCGCCGCGCCCTCGACAAAGGACGGGTCAGCGCCCACCTTGATCACGTCCTTGTACATGTCGCTGAAGATGGTGCGCAGCCGGTCCCGAGTGCCGGTCATGCGCTCCATCTGGTCATTGATGGCGGCGACTCCGGTCAGGATATCCAGCAGGTGAGGCGGTATCCCCGCAAAAGCGCCCTCTGCGATCTTGGCCTGCATCGCGAGTTCGTTCTTGTTGCCGGCGGATTCGTCAACCGTGTTGAGCTTTTCGCCCATGCCTTGAACGGTTGATCCAAGTTGCTGCCAGGCGCGGATAGCCGCTTCGACGGATTTGATTTGGTCGCCAAGGAGGCGCTGCGCGGTTTCGTTGTCGGCGGCTTGATTGCCGAGTCCAGACGCGCCATCATCCGGCTTTTGATCCTTGAGCCAATCGGCCGCACGATTCGCCTTATTGTACTCCGCGAGTTCCCGCATCCGGTTTATGTCCGGATGCCCCTCCCCTTGAAGCTTCTTGAGGCGCGCGCGCTCCTCCGCGAGTTGGGCCGGATTGAGCTTGTCGAATGCTGCCGTCTGTTCGTTGATTGCGGCGGCGACTTCCTTGGTAGCACCGGCGGCCTTGTGCTGGGCGGCTTCGTATTTCTCGATGGCCGCGTAGGCCTCTTGCATGTTGGTCAGGTAATCGGGGTCGGTGGGATTCGGCACCATGGACATTGGCTGTTCCGGGTCGAGAGGGTTCCAATCCGAGCCCTGGTCTTGATTCGAATCCGGGACCATCGGCACGTCCGGCAGCGTCACGCCAGCCGCCTTCGCGCGCTGTTCCAATTTTCGGCGATTTTCTTCCGGCGTGGGCACTCCCGGATTATCACCCCCCGCAATATCGGCTTGCTGCCGAAGCGTTACGTCCAAAGTGACCACGTGAGTCTCAAGCTCGTGGATAAATTGCGTGAGCGAATTCTCCACGAGGGCCTTGGAGTTGTCGTCAATGTTCGGGTCAAGCGCGATCTTGGCTTTTTCATCAGAGGCCGCTTTCAAAACTTTCAACAACTCGGCCGTATTGTCTTTGGCCGCCGCCGCCTTGTCTCCAAGGTCCGCAATAGCCTTTTGGGCGCCGGCTGATGCCCCGGAGAACTGCAACGCGTCTTTGATGGACCGCTGCATCGTGTCGAGTTGGGTTTGGAGATTGTATGCGGCGGTATCGGCTTCATCCATCGCCGCCTGGATCTTGTAGGTCTCGGTGCCGAGCGCTTCCCATGCGAGCCCCAGGAGTCCGGCCGTGACAACGAGCCCGGAAAGGGCGAGCGCGGCGCCCCCAAGCTCAACAGTTCCCAAACCGGCCAAGCCACCACTGAATAGCGCGCCGATCCCCCCGGCCGCCTGAATGGCCTTCATCGCCGTGAACAGTGCTCCAAGGCCATCCACGAGCTTAATAATCCCCATCCCTTCCATGGGGATAGCCGCCATCTCCAGGAGCGCGCCGCCGAGAATTTTGACGTTGGCCGCCATCATCGTGAGCGGGCCAAGGGCCACAAGCATCCCCGCGAAACCCTCGATGGCCTTTTGTTCCGCCGGGGAAAGCGCGTCCCATGCCTTAATGGCCGCGTCCAAGGCCTGGGGGATTTCCTGCCCGGCTTCGCGCGCCAGGCTCGTGAGCGCGGGCATGAGCCTTTCCCCAATGGAAATGGCGGCGGCGTCCGTCGTGGCCTTCAACTTCGCGAATTCGGCATTGGCGCCTTCCATCTGCCCGGCGGCGGCGGAAAGCGAAATGCCGTTGATCCCGGAAAAGGATTCGAGGATTGTCCGGTATTCCTGCGCCTGGTCGCCGGCCGTGCTCATCGCGGCCTTGAGGGCGTTGACGCTGCCGAAGATCGGCGCGAGTTTGGCTTCCGCGTCATCGCCGTCGCCCACCTTGGCGAACAGGCCCTCCAACATCGACTCGAAGCCCTCTGTCCGCATCTTCTCGCGCAGATCCTCAAAGGTCTCGCCCAGCCCGGCCACGGCCTTTTGCGCCTGCTGAGACGGCTTCTCGAAGTTGAGGAGTAGCCGCTGTAGGGCGGTCGCTGCGGTGCCGGCCGGAATCCCGACGCGGGTCATCGTAGCGATCGAGGCCGCGACTTGCTCAATCGGCACGTGCGCGCCAGCCGCGGCTTCCACGACTTTCGGGAAGGCCATCGCGAACTGCGCGGCTTCGACGCCGCCTTGCTTGGCCGTGTTGACCAGAATATCCGTCACACGGGCCGCGTCGCTCACGGGCATCTTGTAAGCGTTCAGGACCGTGGAAACGCTCGAAACCACGTCCTTGACTTCGCCCAGCCCCGCCGTGGCACCGATGGCCGAGACGCGAAGCACTTCCATGGCATCGGCACCGGACTTGGTTTTGGACCCGGCGATCAGCAGCGCGTCCGCAAGCTCGGTTGGCGTGTTTTTAATGTTGGGGTCTTGGGAGAGCTTGAGGACGGCCTGGGAGTACTTATCAATGTTCTCGACGCCGAGATTTGTCATCGTCGTCGCCTGCAGCATGGCGGCTTGAAAGTCGCCCGTCGTGTCCATCACGTACTTACCCAACTCAACCGCCGGCGCGGTCACCGTGGCGCTCAGAATCGCGCCCGTGCGCATCTGCCGGTAACCGCTGCCCGCGAGGCTCTCGCCAGCGCTCGAGGCCCGCTGCGCCCACGTCTTGGCCTCGGCCTCGCTTTGGCGCGCCGAGCTCTCCTCCGCGATTTGCGCCATCCGCTGGGCGTGCTGCTGGGCGCTCGCTTCCTGACGAGCCTGTGACTCTTGCTGAATCGAAGTCTGCCGCGCCCCCGATTGCTCCAGAACCGCGTCCGCCCCCGCCTGCCCCTCCCGCAAAATCGCCGCCTGCCGTTCCTGGCTCACTTGCAAAATCTGCTGGACCTTCGCCTGAGTCGCCGCCGCGATCCGCTCCGGATTGCCGCCGAAACTGCCGCCTCCGGAACCGCCGGGGCCACCGTTTACACCGATGTTGATGTTGAGGGATTCAGCCTGGAGGGACCGGAGGGCCTCCTGGAGCCGCGCGACGTTCGCCATGCCGGAAGCGACATCAACGTCAACTCTCCCGGCACTCCACTCGCGGGACGCCAGAGAGGCCATAACGTCCTCGACGTGCTTGACCTTTTGGTCAAAGTCGGAGGCGTCGCCCTCCAAAACGGTTCTGAGAACTGCTACATCGGTGGCCATGGTTATTTCAGCCTTCGGTTATTTCCGGGGGCGTCCTTGTGTTTGCGCTCTCGCTCGCGCTTGATTTCCCGGTTTTTGTCCAAAATCGGAGTAGCTTCCGCCTCCGCGTCCAGCCATCCAGCCAGCCGGTGGAACAAAGCCGGCCGCTCCTTCAAGAGCCTCTCGCCCGCCTCGTACTCCAGGTAGGCTTTGCCCACACGCTGGATGTTCTTGTCCGAGATGAACGCCGGTTGCGGGCACGGCCAGAGCGTCTTGGCGGCGCGCTCCAATTCCTTCTCTTTGCGCAAGCCAATGGCGGTCTTGGCCGGGTCCTTTTCGCCTTCGTGCCCGAGGTAGGCAACTAGCTCCCAGAACGCGGCCGGGTCGCTAAAGGGCCGAACACACCGCGCTCAACAGCTTCGAGAATGCCCTCCAGCAGGTCAGGAGAGAACGTCAGCAGATTTTCCACGGTCACCGGCCACGGTTCACCCTCATCAGTCAAGTCCCATTTGGCGGTCAGGTGCGCGATGCGTTCAGCCTGGTTGGCCGCCAGCGCCTTCTCGGCCGCGCGCAACTGCCCCAGGAGGGCCTCAACCTGTTCCGAGAACTCTTTGGTGCGCTTCTCGATTTCGGCCGGCGTGGGGCCGCGCTGCCGCTTGCCCTGGCCAACTTTCGCGTTGATGATGAGGGCGAAGTAGGAGGTATCGCCGGTGGCCGCGCAAATGCTCTTGAGCTTCACGACTTCGCGCTTGAGGTCGCCCTCGGCTTCCACCAGCGGGCGATAGGTGTCGTTCGTGACGGAGATGCGCTCCAGGTAAGCGTCAATCTGGAATTCGACGCTCCCGCGCTGGATCTTGATCGGGGTCGTGGCGTTGTGGACTTGCGAGATATCGGGCATGGATTCCTTGGGGATGGGGAGTAAAAACAGGAGGGCCACCTTCGACGCGTCCCCCACGCGTGAGCGTGAACGCCGAAGGTGGCCCGTGAGTGAGTAGGGTTCCGGAGGGGTTTCCGGAACAGTTGCCGGTTTACGACTGAGCTTCGAAGTAGACCGGGCCGGTGAAGGAGAACGACAGGTCTCCGCCAATCACGGTCGCGGTCGCGATGTCGATGCTCAGGCTCGGGATGGAAAGCGTGCCGCGAATCTGGAGCTTGCCCGTGGCGTCACCGAAGGGCCGGATCACAATGTCCGCGAAGCCTCGGCCCAGCGTGTGAAGGATGCCGGTGCGGATGCCCTGCATCCAGATGATGAAGGCGCCGGTCTGGTCTCCGCCGTCGCCGGTGTCGTACTTACAGGTGAGCTTGGCGTCGTTCAGGGCCACGATGTGGCTCTTCCAGAAGCCGTTGACGTCGGCGCCCAGCTTGGTGACGTCCACTTCGCCCTCGGTCGTGGCGACCTTGGCGTCGTACAGGTAATTGTTGACGTCGCCGGCGATCTGGTAATCGGTCTTGAACGTGGTGAGCGTCCCGCCGCTCAAGCCGTTGATGCCGGTGAGGGCAGGGGAGGGGACAGCGCCGGTCCCGATGTAGATTCTTGCGCCAGCTCCAATTTGTGCCATGGTAGGTTTTGTCTCCGAGAGGTTGCGTGGGTTGATCGGCCAGGAGCCGGGTAGAAATTACAGCCTTGCGAACGTCACATGCGAGATCGCGGTGCCGGTGACGGCCGTTTGATTCACGCGGACATGCGGGTAAATCGTGGTCCCCGGCGGGATATAAATGGAAGCTGTTCCGGGTTGGGTTGCGGACGGGAAGGTCCCCAGCGCGACGTAGGTGCCGGGGCTGCCGTCCACGTCCGGCGCGTGGTCCACGGCCTGCGTCAGCGAACCTCCGGCGCTCACGAAGAGTACCTGCTGTTGGAGCATCGCGCCATTGCTGGTCGTGGTGCTGCTCGGGATATCGGCGAGGTCGGAGCTTGAACCGGTGCCGCTGATGACGTTGGCATTGGTGTAGGTGTGGCCTTCCACCGCGCTCGCGTCCACGATGCCGGTGGCCACGCTACCGCCCGTGGTCGTGCCAGCCGCCGTGGCTCCGGTCCCGGTCGCGGCGGCTGGCACGTTGCCGGACGCGGGCGGGAAATAGGCGTTGTAGAGTCCGCTGCCAGCGCTGCCGGCGGCAACGGTGGCGATGGTGGAGTTGGCGAGGACGGTGCCCTTCGCGGCGGTCTGGGTCAGAACCCCCACGGTTACGGTGGGGCTGACTGCGCCGGCGGCGGTGGGGTAGAGCAGGTTGAGGTTGAGGGAAGCGCCGGCCGGCGGGGTATATGAACCGGTGTCTCCGGCCCCGCCGATGTCATTGCCTCCGTGGTCCGTCCAATACGCCGCGTTTCCGGTGGGAAAGTCAGCCGCTGGATTCGGCGTATCGGCGACGGCCGGCGGCAGCGAATAGGCGCGTCCATAGGTGGTCACTGACTCAGCAATGGTGTCTCCCAGCGTGCCGGATACCACCCATTGTTCGTCCGGCGGCGACCAATACAGGTAGCCGGCCGGGCCCCACCAGCCACCCATGGAGCCGCCACTTTGAACGAAATAGAACTGTCCGTTCAGACTGCCGGCGTAGGTAAATGCGTCGTACCCGTGAAACTCGGAGGTCATCACGACCGAGCCGCCGCTGCCCGCCGCGCTCGTACCGGTCACATAAACCTCTGCGTCGCTCCCACCCGCCGCGCGCAAATTCGCCTGGATCGTGGAGATCGAATCCCCCGGCGTCACCGTCACACCGTCAATCGAAATCGCCGCGGAGGCCGTCACGTTGTCGATCACGCCGGTGACCACTTTTAAAAGCGGCGCGGGATACGAACTGAAGGTGAAGGTGATGGTCCCGTTGAGCAAACCGCCGGAAAGGGTGATGCCTCCGGACGCCGTGACCGTCTGCCCGCTGTAGGCCGCGCACGCCTCAATGGCCGAGATCCAATCCGCGTTGGAAGTCGGGTCCGCAACGTCGGAGAGGGCCGCGTTGCCGGTGCCCTGAACGGCCGCCCAGACCGGCGACGGGACGTTGGTGAACTCCACAGATTGCTGAGGCGAAACCGGCGCGGCGCTGGAACCAACGACCGTCGCATTCGCGTAAATCCCGGCGAGAGCCTGCAAGAGCCCCTGCACCGTCGAAGAGGAAGCGCCCAAGGTGAAGTTCCCAGAGCCGTCAATGGTGTACTCGCCCGCGTCGCCACCGGCGATGGTGAAGGACTGCACCGCGCCGCTCCGGATTTCCGGCGGTTCAATGGGCGTACCAGCCAGTGAGCCCCCGAAGGAAATGGCGAGACTTCCGGAATACAACACATGCGGGGAAGAACCTGAAGTGCTGAGCGTCCCAGTGACCGTGATCGTACCGCCGAGCAGCGCCTCCAGAAGCGTCACGAGCGACGAATTCGAGGTCGCAGCCGTGAATGGAGCGGAAACTGCCCCGCCATCCACCACGAAGCAAAACCGCTGATTCGCATCAACGCTGGTGTAGACCAGGTTCAATCCAGAGGTGCTGGTCGCACTCCCGTTCCCCACCGGCGTCCACCCAACGCGGCCGCACACCATCCCCGGCGAAGCCGCCGACGTGATGAAATCCGTGTCGAGCGAAACAATCCCGTTGACGGGAATAGAAATCTCGGCCGGTTTCGTGGCGCGGACGTTGGCGATGATCGAGAGGTAATTGAACCCGGCGCCGAAGGGGCAGAGCGCCAGCGTGTGCAGTGTGCGCAGGTTGATGAGGTTCTCGAGGCGGTTGATCGCGTCGATATCCACGCTCGGGCAGTCGCCGTTCAGGCTCACCTTGCCATCATTCAGCGTCACCAGGTGACTTTTCCACGGCGCGCCGATCTGGCCAAGGCGTGTGTGATCGACTTCCTCCTGAGAGAAAGTGACCATCGCCTTGGCCTGGTCCTGATGAATAGGAACGCCGTCCAGGTAGATTTGTGCTCCGGCTCCAATTTGCGCCATTTTAGATTCCTCAGACAGTGGAGATCGTGAACAGGAACAGATGGCCGGTGTGCCAACGCTCGTCTTTGTCGATCAACTCATTATACGGACCGATATCGCACATCTCAACAGGGACGCCGACTTGCCAGCCCACGGGCCCCAGGATGGCCGCGAGAAGCGCCTGCCCCGGCAATCCGCCGCCATTGGTCCAAAGCTGATAATTGGAGTTGGCGAGGGAGTCCACGACCGCATAGCCGGTCTCGCCGGCCACGTCAGAGGACACGGCTTTCATGCTCACTTGAATCATCCGGCACTCGCCGGCCGCGCCGCCCAACTTCTTTTTGGCGCGATTGCTCTTCACGCACAACACAAACGCCGGCATGGGATCCTCAGCCTGAATCGAACCCAGGAAGATCCCGGCCGCTGAAATATCTTCGCACTCCTCAATGAGCACCGCGCGCAGCGCTGCGAGGAGGTCGCTCGATCCGGTTGAAGTCGTCGCCATTTAAACCATCCCCGCGAAATGCTCTTCGGCGTGCGTGGCCCACCAGTTCAAAACGAAAGGCAACATCCACGCCCTTTCTTCGTAGCGGCCCGTGTAAACATTGTTGTGCCCGAACTCCCAGAAGATCCCGTAAGCCAGCATCGTATACACCGCCGCTCGGATCACGCCGTCATCGTCGCTGATTTCCTCCGGAGACGAGGCTACGCGCGCCTCGAAATGCTCCTCCGTGTATGCCATGCGGGTTACCGTGTCCCGGACCGGTTGCTCCCAGCGCGAGTCCCCGGAGGTGTATGCCTCGCGCGCGGCGTCAACTCGCTCCGAGAAATCTCCCTCGATGCCCGTGCCCGTCGTCCCCTGGACCGCCAGGCTTTGCGCGAGGGCCGTAGTATCCGGCTGGAGGGGCAGGTCGCCGCCTTCGAAGCTCTCCCGCAAATCGTCCCGCATCGCTTCCGCCGCGGTGCCGATCCGTCGCGCGAACTCGCCGCGCAACTGCGCGCGAACCTCGCTGATCCGGTTCGTGGTGACGATGATGCGAGAAGAGGGCATTAGCTGAATACCTGCTCGCACATCACAGCGCGATTCACCGCGAACGTGGAAGGCGCGCTCGGGTTGGTTACCTGAAAAATGGACAATGGGGCAACCGCCGTCCAGACCACGCCGCCATCCGTCACCGTCGCGCCCAGCGTCGTGGGCCACGCCGGTTCACTCGCGCCCGTGGTTCCCGCCGTGGTGCATTGGTACGACAGCCGGTTCGCCATGATCTTCGCGCTCGTGGCCGGCTGCTCGTATTGGCCCACCGCGTAGGACTGCGACGGCTGCCAGCCAATCCCGGCCAGAAGCTGGAGGGGTGCGTACTTGGGCGCGATCGTCAGGTAATCCGCCATGCGGACGTCCGGACTATCGCCCTCTCCGAAGATGAAAACCCACGGAACCACGTCCACGGGCTGGTCTTCCCACTGCTCATCCTTGGCCTGTTTCTTCGCGCCCTGGTTGGCGTAGTAGGTCCCGGCCAGCAAGTACATTTGGTCGGGCCGCGTCCCATCGGTGCCCCGGGTGAGCCTCGCGCCGAATTTGTCCACGCCGGCGCCTCCAGCCACGGGCGCACCAGCAATCGGCCGGCGCCACACTTGGACGATATCGGAGCCGGTGCCGGGGGAAACCTGAGTGCGCAGATTCGTGACCTGCCGCTGAATGTCGGCGTAGACGTTGGGCATTTACGCTCCCCACCCTTCCCACATGGCGTTGCGCCAAGGGTTCAAGCCAAAGGTGCCGAACCAATTCCACAGGCTACTCTCGTAGCCCGTGTTGCCACAGGGGTTCGCGCTGGTCACAAGCCCGGTTGCCGGATCGATTTTGACGTTGCCGCCTGCCACCATCGGCCCGAACTGCATACCGCGGCTGGCGCTCGTTTGGCCAAGGATGATTTGAAAGTCCCAAATCGCCGTCGCGATCCGGGTTAGTTCCCCGGCACGGTCGGAGAATTCAATGTTTGTGATGCTGTCCGAGAACCGCCGTGCCTGTTGCTGCCAATACTGGGCGTAAGATGAGACGATTTGAAAGGCCGCGTAGCGGGTGTCGCCCTTGAGGGTGAGGATTCCGTTGATATATTCGTCGGGGAAAACCGGGTCCGTCACCGTCGTGTCCACGCCATCCGTGGCGTTGTCGCCCACCAGGGCGCGGATTTCGTCCAGGATCGAGAGCCGGGTGAGGTCGTAGGTGGCGGACATGGCGATAAGGGAAAAGCGCGCGCCCGGGTGGACGCGCGCTTTGATGTGACTCTACCGGTTGGGTTACTTGCTCGATTGGTTGAGTGCAGTGGCCGCGTCTCGCGAGGTCTGCACCACGGGCGCCTTGTCGAGCACGCCATCCGGGACGGCGGGCGTGTTCGGGTTGATCGGCGTGAACGCGGGGCGATTGCCTTCCGGCTCGGCCGGTTCGCCCGGGGTGCGCACTTTGGCGATGGCGTTGGTGCGGAGGTGGAAGCTCAAATCGCTGATGCCCAGGTCTTTGAAATCCTGCTCGGAGAGCTCATCTCCCTTGTTCAGGGAGAAAAACCCTCCGTTCTTCTTGTCTTCGAAGTTACCGAGTTTGGTAACCAGAACTTGATAATAGGCCATAGTTTTGATCCTTGGGGGTGAGGATGGACGGTTGTTACGCCGAAGTGATGGTGACAACCTGGAGGGTCCGCTTCATCACGGCGCCCCCGTTGAAGCCCATGTGAACATCAATACGGGGCGGGATCGCGATGCGAACGCCGCCCACCGCGTTCTGGAAGTCGTTGACGAAGGAGTACACGCCCGGGGCCATGCCCGGATTGAGCGCGTTCTTCGTCATGATGGCCGCGCCCGGCTTCTCGCCGGTGGGGCGAGCGGCCAGAACCTGGACCACGCCATCCGGGAAGTCCAATACCCAAGTGCCGGAAGCATTCAGGTAGCCCGTCTCCACGATCTTGACCTGCGGGGCACCGGACGCCAGGAGGATTTCGTTGACGTCCTTGAGCGAACGCATGGCGAGTGGCGTGGTGGTGGGGAAGCGCCCGTAAAGGTCCGCGCTGTTACTGTTGAACCGCAAGTCCTGAAAGGTCTTGGAGCTCATATAAGCCGTGGCGCGACTACCAAAATCGTTGCTGGTTCCGCGACCGTAATTGATCTGCAGATTCATCAGATCAAGCAGCGGAGTCGCGCTCGCGTGAGTGGTCCATGCGGTGCCCGGCGAAAACGTCTGCTGGGTGTAGCTGGTGCTGTAGCCCGGCGAACCGTCCGGCAGGTTGATGGTCAGGGTGCCCGTATTGAGCAGCGTGCCCATCATCTGTTTCCAGCGCCAGCGGTATTGCACGGCGAGGCGCCCCTGATCGGCGGCCACCAGGTCGTGGACGTTGATATCCACGTTGAGTCCGTCGAAGTTGCCGGTTCCGGTGCGCTCCATGAGCTCGGTTTCGCCGAGGGTCAGGAAGTTGCCGAAGAACCCGGGGGTGGCCTCATAGCTCTTCTGGCCGATGCGAGACGTGTTGGTCGGCGAACCGCCTTCGCCGCGCAGGCTCATGATGCCGGTCTGGTTGTCATCCTGAGTCCAGATCAGCCGCGTGCGCTGGATGTTCTCCAGGGGGAAGAAGTCGCTGAGTGCTTCCTCTTCCAGGAGGTTCGGCACCAGTTCGGCGGCGATCCGCTGGTAAGTGGCTTGGGGTTCGTAGACGTATACGACTGTCATGGTAGTTTTTCCTCAGAGTCAAACGGAACAGCTTCCGGTTTGCGGCCGGAGTTACGGGATGAGAACGATTTGCGTGGATCCGGAACTGATGAACCGGACTCCGGGGATGAGGCCCTGCAGAATCGCGGCGGCGCCGGCCTGCAAGTCGCTGATGTTGAAATAGCCGCGGTGGTAGCACTGCAACGTCGGCTTGGCATCGGAATAGATTCCGGTTTCGTTCACGTTCTGACCGATGAACACATTGCCGCTCGCATCCGTGGAGAAATCGAACATGGCAATCGCGACGCCGGAAACGGCTTTGTTGTAAATCGGCTCCCGCTGGCCACCGTAAACCGGTGCCGTGATGCTGTGCGCCGCGCCGGTCCAACCGGAGAAAACCTGGTGGAAGATTCCGCCGGCCGGGTCCGTGATGTAGATGTTGGCGGAAGCTGCACCGGCCGGGAGGGGCGTGATCGCTGTGATCGCGATATGATTGGTGGAACCCACGGTCACCGAGGCCGGCGTATTGATCGTGGTCTCATTGCCGGCGGCATCGACCAGCGTGTAGGCCACCTGGTAAACGCCGGTGGGCAGCGTGCCGTCGCTGCCGGTCGGGGTGAGCGTCAGCGCCGTGGTGGGCGCCGCGAGCACGGCGGACGCATAGGCGTTGTAGAGCCCCGAAGTGGAGTTCTGCGCGAGGATGGTTCCCCGCGCGGTCTGGGAAATGCTCGCGGCCAGCGCCACGGCGATGGTGCGCGCATCGTCCGGATAAAGTGCCGGCTCGATCTTGCTGGGGTTTTGTGCTTGGAGTAGACGCTGGGCCATGGTATTCCCTCCGGGGAAGGTTCGCTATGTCTCTCGGCGATGCCGGAGGTTGATTAATTGCGTGCGGCGCGTGGCTTCTTGCCGGTGAGGCGTTCGACTTCGGCGGTCACGAGATCCTCATTGACCGGCCCCTCTTTCTTCGCGCCCTTGACCGGTGTGGTCTCTCGGCTAAAGATCACCTGAGACTGGGCCGGGAGTTCGCGGACGGTCTCGCCGGTGAGGTTGTGGCTCGGAAGGCCGCTGTAGACAGCCTCCAGGGATTCGGCGCGGGTGAGGGGCACGCTCTTCGCTTGGTCGCCTTTGCCCACCGAGAAGGTCACGCGGTTCTCGCTCTTGGCGTCGTCGTCAAGCGCCCGCTTGAAATCCGCCTTGACCGATTCCAATTGCGCCGGAATAATGCGGTTCTCATCGAGCAGCCGCACCGCGATTTCGTTGGCGCGAGTGGCGCGGGCCGCGTCGCTATTCGAGAACGCGGCGGACTTGGCGGATTCAGCTTCCGCCTCCAGGGTCGCGAGACGGGCTTCGAGGGCCAGTTCGTTCGCGGATTTGGCGGCAGCCGGGGCGCCCGAAGCGCCGCCGGCGCCTTCCTCGGACACGAAAAGGGAGCGCAAGGCTTTCCCGAATTTGACGGCAAGACCGATTTCTTCGGCGGTGGCTTCTTGGGGCATTTTGTTCCTCTGTTCTGAACCGTCATTGTACGGGCGATCATTTTGTTTCCCAACACGCGGAGCGCCGGAGTTGAAACTGGCGGTCATATCGTCCGCGTCCGGCTCCTCGTGAGCCACGGAGACGCCTCGGGTCGGATAGGCGTAATCGCGGTAGGGCGGGAACTTTTTGCGCTTGGCGATTTTCTCCAACCGGTCCCGGACCTTTGTGGGATCCTTGGCGCGGTGCAACTGGCTCATGGACTGGTCGCGCTCCTCGGCCGTGCGCGCCGGGAAGAGCTTGTTGTCGGGATCGCCCATGTCCTGATCCCCTGCCGCGTCCTGCTCACCCTTGGACCTGAATGCGAAAGCGAGCGGTTGCACGCCGCGCCCCTGGGAGAACGCCGCGTAGGCCGCCGGCGCCTTGGTGAAAAAGGCCGCGCCGTCAATGCGCGGGTCGATGGCCAGCGCCACGGCTTCAATTTTCCGGGTGCGCCAATCGGTGAATTCCGCACTCACGGTGCGCTGAGAATCGCCCAGGAGGAGTGCGAGCGGCTCCGGCTCCTCCCACGTGGCGAAGATGGCCTTCTCGCCGGTCTCCGGGTCATCTTCCACGCGAAAGCTGTGCACGTCGCCCAGCTTGCCGTCCAGAAGGCCCGGGATGTGCTCATAATTGACCGGCGCCGGGGCGTTGCTGGCCTTGGCGATGGCATACAAATCGGCCTCGGTGACGACGCCGATACCCTTGTCGCTGTAGTCTCCGGCGCGGAAAACCGGGCCGTTTTTGGCCTTGAAAGGGCCTTCGTATTTGCTCATAAGTTCCTCAAAGGTTCAAAACCGATTGGGTGATTTGCCACTTCACGACGGGAGCGAGCTCGAGGTCTTCAATCTCGGCCCAGGTCTTCCGCGGAAAAAAGATCAGGTCGCAGGGCACATGAACCTCGAAGCCGTGCTTCCGGCGAATCAAAAAGATCGGGGTCAGGGCGTCCCGGTGCTCTTCGTCAAGCAGGCGATACGCGAGGTCAACGCACGCCCTTTTGTCGGGAAGAATTTCGATGGCGTACTGAGAAACCCATCCGTCGTCGCCCTCTTCCATGTCCGGGATGCGCTTCGCCTCTTGCTCGGCCGGGAGTGATGCACAAGGCGGGAACTGCGCGAAGAAATCAAATTTCATGCTTCCACCTCGTTAACCGGAACAGCTTCCGTTTGGCGCGAAAATCCGGCTCCGTCGCGCCCCATAACCTTTTTGGAGACCCGTTCGCCCGCGTTGCGGCCAATGCGATTTTTAACGTCCTGATCCAGCCCCCCGCCGGCGCCTCCGGGCTGCGATCCGTCACCCGCGGGGTCAGGGGTGCCCGTCGCCACCAGGAGCGCCTTTTCAGCCTTGATGTCTTCCATCCATTGGCGAATATCGCACTCCGGCAGCCCGAGGTAATTCTGCAGCTCCGGCAACATGGAGTAATGGCCGCCGCCGTTCGCCATGAACTGGCCGATGCCCACCAGCAGCGGCACAAGGTCGTCGTTGTCGATCTTGCCCAGGTCCGGCTCAGGGATGTACTTGCGGAACTCGGGGCCGAAGTTGAGCTCCACCAGCGGGGCCAGAATGTCGTATTTGACCATCCGGCAGATTTTTTCCTTGAGGTAGTGGACCGGCGTATTGAGCACGTTTTCATGCACCGTGCCGGCCGCCTTGGCTTGGTGCGGAGACGCGGAGGTCGCCAACTTCTGGAACGTGATTCCCTTGATAATCGCGGCGTCGTGTTGCTCGATGGAGCCGGCGAGGTAGCCGCCATCATTCACGTTTTGAGAAAGCGTGATTATGGTTCCAGCGGGCGCCGCGACGGCATTTCCGGCCTGCATGAACTGAAGTACCTGAAGGAGGGCTTGCGAAGCCGTGATCTTGGGCGCGCTCGTGTTGACGGTGCCGTCCGGATTGAAAGGGTATTGATCCGGCGCGGTCGGCGAAGCAATGCCGATGGGGATGGGCAGGCCAAACCGGCGACCGTAAAGGTTCGCCTGTTCCAGCCGGTGCATTTTCAAATACCACTGGTTGTAAATCGACCGCCACCAGCTGCGCCCGCGGGGATCGGCGAATTCGTCCAGCAGGGTAAGCACGGCAAACTTTTCGCGGGAGACGAAATTCCAGATGGCCGGGATCGGCATAATCGGCGGCGTGGTGGCCATCTTCGGCTTGCCCGCGCCGGGATCCACAATCTGCTTGGCCGGCGCATTGAGGAGCGTCTCCGTGGTGACCAGCGTGTTTTTGCCGTCCGTCGATTCCACCAGGCGCGTGAGCTCGGCGAGCCATTGCTCGTAGGGCCCCGTGTAAACCGCGAAGCCCAGGAAGTTGAAAAACACGTCCACCACGAAAAATGTGTTGTGGCGGCTCTTGGGCTTGATTTTGGCGAAGTAATACCGGTTCGCGTCCTCGCCGGTCCCGCGCTCGTAGGTGATTTCCGCCATGTTGTTGCCGAACCGCATGGCCGCCCACAACATTTGCGCGAGTACGTCATCAATCGTGGTGTGCCGCTTGCCCAGATTGTCCAGCGCGCGCCGGCAGAAATCACGGACCTGGATTCCGTTGTCAAAATCGTCCGGGTCTCTCTCTGGATCCGCATAGGCGGGCCGCAGCGTCAACTTCCGGCGCAGCGTCATCATGACCAGCGTCATCGTTGAAGAGAAAATCTGCTCATCCGCCGCCATGCGCCCGTAGACGTCGTTGCCAATCAGGTTGTCAAGGTCGTCGTCGGGCGTGGGGAGTTGCGCCAGCCACATCCACGTGGGGACGCTGAAGCCGCCGGAGACATATTCAAGCCGGGGGTCGGTCTGCTGGACATTTATCCCCTGCGCGCCCGCCGTCTGGACCAGGGAATTTACCGTCGCGTCTCTGTCCGGAATGCTGACGGGTGTGGGTGCGCTTTTGGGGAGAGCCATCACGCCCCATTGTACGGGCGCGAATTTTCACAATCAACAATCGCGGGGGTCGGAGAGCATCGACTTGAGTAGCGCGGCGCCCTGGTTGCGGATCACGCGGACCCGTTCGTCCGAGACGCCCATAATCGCGCCGACTTCGACCAGGGTGCGTGTTTTTCCATCGCTCAGGCCGTACAGAAGCGTGATGACCTTCGCCTCGGCCGGGCGTAATTTCGCCACGGCCGCCCGGATTTCCACCGCGGTCGTGGCGGAATCCACGCGCCTTTCAGCCAAATCATGGACTGCTGGGCCAGTGTCCGGCACGGACTCAGCCATCTCTTCGTAATCATCAATTTCCGATGGATCACGAAGAAAGGACGGCCTCCACATTGTCGAACACGGATCCAGGCGCTCACAGTCCACCGCGAGATAGACGTACTTCCAAATCCATCTGGTCGCGTAAGTGGAGAATTTAAACCCGCGCTTCGGGTCGTAGAGTCGCATCGCGTCGTAGAGTCCGAAAGTTCCCTCCTGCACAAGGTCCCGGAACTCCACGCACGCCCGGTCGGACGCGGGAAGCGAGCGATACCGGTTTGAAACCACGTAGTAGACGAGCCGGATATTCCCTTCCACGATCCTCTGCCCGGCCGCGACATCGCCCGCGCGATACCGCTCCAGCGAGTACAAGAACGTCGCTTGGTCCATGGCCGGCGGCAGGTTGTTTGGGTCAAGAGGTATGGACATCGGGGCAGCTTCCGGTTTTAGCGGAGAAAGCGGTCTCCTCGGTTCACCTGGTCCAACCTGAACCCGCCATCTCTCATCTGCCCGAGCCCCATACCGGCGGCCAAGACTCCCATGGGGGCGCCTATCGCGGGTGCATCGTGCTGCCTCGGCGGTGCGGTGCCGGCCTCGCTTGCGTCTCTCGCAAGAAATGCCTCGGTGCCGAAGTATCGGAGGGCGGCCATGTAGTGCCGCTTCTTCTCATCCACGGGCTTTTCACCCTGCATCACTTCGCCCGTGTTCTTGTCGGTGGGCCGCGAGAACGTCCCGAAGTCGTCAATAACTTCGGCGCAAGCCGCGCGGTCCACACGGAGGAGCCCGCGCATCATGGCGGAGTTAACCGCGTTGACCTGGCCCCAAAAGTCCTTGATCGCGGGCGGCGTAGATCGGAGTCCGCCGCGTAGCAACTCCATGCGCCATCTTTCCTCGGAAATCTGGCCCACCGCACACCAAATCAGGTTCGGCCACCTGCGTACAATGTCCTCGCCGCGCCATTCCATGCTGTGCTCGCGGTCACAGTAGAGATCCGTGATCGTCCAAATCTGGGTCACCGGATCCATCGCGCCCGAAAGGCCGTAGAAATTCACGTCGCCCGGGTCGAACGCCGCCGCCCGAGGGTAATACGGCGGTGTCGCGATGCCCTCCACTTCGAACTGTGGATCCCATTGGTCGAAAATCAAGCCGGCCGGCCGCGTGAAAATACCCCTGTAGCGCTGATCGAACAGCCATTTCGGCAGCGATCGACGCGCGATTTCAAATTCTTCCGGCGGAAAGGCGGGATTTCGCGTCGAATCGAAGCGCACGAAGTGCATTTGCGGATGCACGGTACCCAGGTGCATTCGCGTGGCGAAATTTCGGTAATCGCGCTTCTTGACGTCCTCGGCCGCGGCCCGCCACTGTTTGTAGAAGTCGTACATCCACCCAAGGCCGTAGACGATACTCCCAAAGCACAGCCGCCCCATTTTCAGGTGATTTGGGCGCCCAACCTTGTTGTTGTACGGGGCAACTTGGCCCCTCGCAATGGAAAGCCGTCCGCGCATTTCCAGGAGCGACGACCGGCGGAAGGCATCTTGCCCGGTTTCGTCGCCCACGGCCGCAAGGGCGGTGTAGCCGGCGAAGCTGTCCGAGTCCGACGCGAAGCAAAAGTTGATCGATGTCTTCTCTTTTTGCTCGTGGCCCCACAGTGCCTGTTCGCCCAAGGGCGTGAAGGTGAGGCTCATTTTTGGCTGGGAGGTGAATTTCGCCCAGCCCGACAGCCCTTCGAAGATGCGACGGAAGCCTGGCACCAGCTTATTGCGCAAAATCGTGAGCTCGGGGCCTATCGCGAGGTAGCAAATCTCCGGATTGCCCGGACCGCACCGGATCATTTCTTCTATCAACCAGTGCGCTAATAGCGAAGTTTTCCCGCTCTGCAGGCCGGCGGAGATGTAGGTCTCCGTGGCCAAGGAATCCATGGCGAGGGCCTGGCCCGGGTGAAGAGCGACCTCCATCCGGCCATTCGCGCCCATCCGCATCAATTCTTGGGCCATGGAGATTAATCTTCGGGGAAATCGGGCTCGGTCTGGGCTTCGATGATATCGCCTTCGAATTCGGCCAGTGTGTCCGCGAGGTAATCCGCCACCTGGGCCTCGGAGGGACGTTTGATTTCGAAAATGTTGGCGGTGAACTGCGCGCCGGCAAATTGGCCGGTGAACTTGGTTTGCATCCCGAGAGCCGTATAGCCGTGGGTGATCAGGTCGGTGAGGGCGTTCGTCTCGGCTTTGTGCGAGGAGGCGGACTTGTTGATCGTCGCGACTTCTCCGGACGCGCTTTGTTTCTGCTCGGTCTCGTTTCGAAGTCGCTTGCGCGTAAGGTCGATGGCCTCCGTGATCGATTCGAGCGCCATCTCGCGGAAGTTCTGGCGCATCGAGGCAACCAGTTCGTCCGCCTTGTTTCCCCCCTGGAGCACTGGCAGCGAGTCCAGTCGCCTTTGCCGGAATTCCTCCCAACGGCCGGCGTCTTTCCAGCGCATGAGCGTGCTGGCGTTGACCTCCCAGAGCGCGGCGAGCGCGGAATCCGGCAGGTCTCCCGGGCCCTCGATGTAATGCGCGCGGATCGATTCGTACCCGTAGCGAACGATGTTGTCTTTCTCGCTCCCGGATCGGCAATAGCCGTTGGCTATGAGCGTGGGGTGAAGGAATTCAGCGGATCCGCACGGCTTGGTGACGGCGAGCTGCACGCCCACCTTTTCAAGTTCGCGAGCATCACGCAACTTCTTGCGCTCCGCCACCAATTCGTCAACATCCGCCGGGCCTGGCTTATTGGCCTCGCGCCGCGCTCGCTTGAGGGGAGATCCAGCCATCGGAGTTACTCGCTCCCGTGGTTCGCGTAAGCGCCGTTGACGACTTCCGGTCGCGCCTCGGCATATTTCTTCGCCTGGGCCCAAACCTTTTTGCGCGCGCCTTCGCTCATGCGCTTGACCTTGGCCAGCGCTTCGGTGCGGGAATCAGCGGTCGCACCCACGAATTTCTTGCGGAGTTTCTTCGCGAGTTCTCGCACCGCGGTGGCCTCACGCTTTTGCTCTTTGGTGAGCTCGCGGGGCTTGTCCGGGATCAGCTTGCGCCGAACCGGGTAAAGCACTGCGCCGACGACTTCGCGAATGCGCTCTTCGCTCCAGCCGGGATGATTGCGGCGTAGGTTGCCCATCACGCCGCGCGTCTCCGCGTCATCGCGGTTGGCGAAATGTACCTCGCGGGAATTCGCCGGAAGGGGGATTTCTGTCGGGTTCGATTTCATGGAAGGAATTATATCAAACCAAAGAGGAATAGCTTCCGTTTTTGCTATCCTATCGCTACCGGCTTCGCCGGAATCCCCACAAACAGCGCCGGCACCTTTCACCCAAACGAAAGCGCGCCAGGAGAGCCAATCCCGACGCGCTGTTTGCTGAATGGAGCAACGTGAGTATACAAATTCCGCGCCAAGACGGCGACACATCCCGCACACCTCCAATTGCCAGA